TCTCTTAAAGGAATAGTTACAGTTCTTCTAGAAGAAACCTCATCTTCATAGCTGGCATCAACTGCCGTCTGTTTATCCTCACAATCACTTGTCATTGACAGCTTTCGCATTCTCCAGTGTCATCAATCACTAGACCACCTTCGTTTTCGTAATTTTTATCTTCAGCTTTAGATCTACATTCACATTTTTTACAGGCACACAGCCCATATGCATCTGAATGTAATTCTTCTTTACAGTGGCAGTCGTGATGACATTTTTCACATTTAGTCATCTTTTTTTTCTTTTCCTTCTGGAAGTCCACTTTTTAACCAGTTATAAAACTTCCTAAATGGCCAACAAATAAATTTGATAATTTTTTTAATCATCTTTTGTCTCCTTAATATCATAGAAGAATCTATCTGAATCTTCTGTTTTCCATTTACGTTTATCTTCAACGTTCCAATCCGAGGTTTGCACTTTCCAATCCCACGGAACTTCGTCTTTAACAGTAAAAGAAGGAATATTCCATATAATTCTATTATTGGGTTGTGCTGCATAATTACCATTATCTAATGCTAATATATGAGCGCACTTATGTTCGTGCGATATTTCAGAATGATCTGTATCGACTATATTACTTTCTGGATGGGCCCAGTCAACAGTAAAAAGATATTTACCTGCGTGCCATTTCTTGTCTTTTCCCCAATATTTTCCAGCTTGTGCGTCTAAGATATCGAAAGAAGTGACAGTAGGATAATAGCTAAAACAATTCCATAGCTCCAGCTCATCAAGTCTATATTCAGGAACTTCTTCTGGTTTAAACCCCGGCTGAATGAACGCAGAGATTGGCAGACGGTAGAAGACCGCACCTTGTTCCATAATTGCGTGGAACAAAATCGGACGACCAGTAATCGAAGCCAGCCCGAAGATAATACAATCTTCAACTTCGCCATGATGAGTTTTAAGATCATGAAGATACTCTCTCCTGATCTGAGCATAAGTTGCAGGTGTATTTACATTCAGGTAAGCCATTTAACATGACTTATTTTGTAGCTAGTTCGTAAAGTATGATAATAGCAACTATAACTACAATTGTAGCTTTTTTATTATTTATTGCTAAGTTCCATATTCTTTTAACTTCTTGTTTTACTTTTTCCATAGTGTCCTCCTATTTTATTATACCCCAATTTTTGCCCTTTTTATAGTTAACTTTGTTAGGGATCAACAAAATTATTGCTTTTTCCATAGTTTCCTTGATGATAGAGGCTGTTTCCTCACTGTCAATGGATAAACACAATTCATCATGTATTTGTATATGAGGCACAATTCCCTGCTCGTGTAATTCAACCATTGCTTTCTTTGTCATGTCTGCAGCTGATCCTTGTATTAATCTATTTAAAGCTTTGTAAGTAAAAGCAGGTCTATAATATTTTTCAAAATACTGACAGTTAGGATCATTTACCTCCTGTCTTCTAGACCTGGTTGCTAAGTAGTGGTCTTTTGCTTGTTTCAAACTCATGACTGGAACAGGGTTTTTTACAATTTGTGTTCTACCATCTATCTCTTCATAGTCGCTATAGACAAAGATTTTTCTTTCTTTGTCCCATTCTTTATCAATAGGTTCCCATTTATCAAATCTACAGAATCTATCTTCTAATGTAAAAATGTTTTTGTTTCTTTCTGCAAACTTTTGTAGACCAGTAGATAGTTCTCTTATAAAAGGTACTTTTCTGTGATACTGGTCGAACAATTCTTTTGATTCTTCGTCATCTAATTCTAGAGTATGTGCTAGTTTATTCTTACCCATACCATAAAATAATCCTAAGTTAATTGTTTTTGCTTGCTCTCTAGTTATCTTAGCCAGTGCTGCCACTAAGGCATGAAAATCTGTTGTAGGATTTTTTTTATATTGTTCTGCTAAATCTTCGACTCCTCTCATTCCATTTTTCAGGGCGTAATGTATAACTAGTCTTGGCTCTTGTTGTGAATAGTCGACAGAAATCCAGTCTTGTCCTTCTTCAGGTAAGAACAACGAGCGGATTATATTTCCATACTTTCCTCTAGCCGGAATCTGCTGTAGGTTTGGGTTTCTCATGGAGAATCTTCCAGTTACTGTTCCACCTCTTTCTGATCTAATTTGATTTATTTCGGCATGAATTCTGCCTTTGTGTACAAATTTTAAAATACCGTCCACAAAAACGTTGATTAGTTTATCATACTGTCTTGCTCTTGCAATCAATCTTAAGTAAATATTTGAGTGGGATTCTAAATAACTTTTTGATAGACTAACTTGCCCAGACTTAGGAGTTTTTTTATAGTCTTTAATGTCTTGTTGAACTAATAACTCTTGTATAGACTTAGCGGCCCATATTTCTACCGGTATTCCTGTTCTTTTCTTTATCCCTCTTACTATACGCTCTTTTCTTTTTTCTAAATCCTTCCCTAAAGTTTCAGCCTTTTTTTCATCTATCCTGACCCCTTTAAATCTCATGTCAACAAGGCAGGGGAATAACCTTGTCTCTAAATTAAATATATTTTCCAACGTTTTTTTACTCTTGCTTTCTGTTTTTACTGGAGTCTTTATAATTTTTTCAAATTTATTCCAAAGTTTCAATGTCAGATTAACGTCTTGTTCTGCATAATCACGAATTAAAGAATGTGGCAATTTGTGCATGTTTGACATTGGATCCGATATACCATGCTGATCTAAAGCTTTTTCTTCAAGGTCATATTTATTTTTAGAGCCAATCTTATAGTCTTTTGCCAAAGAGTCTAAGCTGTATCTCATTCTATTCTCATCTATGACAGATGCGGCAATCATAGTATCAACGATAGGTCCTTTTACCATCTTCTTTGTAACTGCTCTTATCCAACATACGTCGTACATTGCATTGTGAAATACTTTTGTAACTTTTTCGTTTTGAAATATTTTTTTATTTAAAATTTTCCACACATGGTTTGGTGGATGCCCTCCTGACTTGTTTTCTTCATGGTTAAGAGGAATTTTTTATCTCCATAAGCTAGGGCTATACCAACCACGAATCCTTTACCTAGAATGGCCCCTGATCCGTGTTTCTTCAAGTCTGGATCATAAGTCTCTAAGTCGACAGCAACAACGTCACCATCTTTTATTACTACATCACATAAATCTGGTATCATTTATAATCTCTTTCTATTGCCATTTGACAATAATGAATTGCTTTTTCTAAATCTTGCTTTTGTCCTTTCTGCCTGTGCCTGCACAAATATTTTATAGCGCTTCCTTCGGCGAAGGGCAAATTATTTTTATTTATAAATTCGCTCGGCTGAATTTTCATCAACTTGTAATGTGATCCTCCAATTTGAAAACTGTAAGGATCTACAGCGTCATTCCGTTTCTGCTTTTTATTATCCATAATGTTTTTTTTGCTCTTGAGCATGCCACGTATTTTATTCTTTTTTTCGTAAAACCCTCCTCTTCTCTTAGTATAGTTAAATCTACAATGGCATTATCAAATTCCTTTCCTTTTATTGTATGTATATTCTCTAAAAATATTCTAGGAGTTTTCTCTAAGTCTCCAGATGGATCGTATTCTACAACCCTTCTAATGAAGTTCTTCATTTCAATTGTTGAAATGTATGAAATTTTACTTATTTTTTTGATGTTTTGAAAATCGTCGGATTCTTTGACAAGTGGGTTTAAAAACTGATGTTTAATTAACCATTCGATATCATGATGTCCTTTGTCAATTTTCTCTAAATTCTCTTCAGAATAATTTTCTCCCACATATTCAGGAAGGGTATTTTTTAATATTTTTTTGATAGCTGCAGTAGTAAGTTTTTTCTTTTCACGAATTAATTTTAAAAATTCTCTTTGATTTTTTATATCTGCGGTAGGATATTTGAACTGAAATCTGTTATATTTATCAGCTATTTTAAAAGGCACTCCTAGTCTTGTTAAATATCTTATCGTCTCTGTTGGTTCATTTCCTCTATATGTAAATGCAAATGTTTCATTAGTCTGTTTTAATCTTTTACTGAGTTCAGCAAGATGAGGGTCTTGCTCCAAGTTCATCATCTCGAACTTTTCGCCCTCTACTACTTGACCATTTTCTTCTCTAGGAGCCCACACTCTTCCACCGCCAGCGTATTTATAGTATTTCCATAAAGGTCTAATTATGTCTTTACAGTATTCGTTAATAACTCTTGGGCACCTGAACCCTTGTTCCAATTCTTCTTCTGGACGAGCAAACTCTATGTGAAATGCGTG